CTGAGCGGGCTGCTGAGCACCAGGGTACGTCGGCAGATTTCCTGACGCTACATCGTTTTCCCATTGCTGTAACTGCTGTGCCGCAATCGCGTTTCGATTCGCATATCGATTGGGGTCTTTTTGGAGCCACTTGGTATAGTTGCGTCGTTGACTGGGAGTCATCCTCGACAAAAGCGTGGTCAGAGAAGGGGTCTCGGCTTTTGGAGCCGCCCCTTGTCTTGCTCTCCACTCTTTGTACTTCTGGCTTTGCTGCTCATCGTAAGCCTGCTCCTCCGGAGTTGCGGCTCTTGGTCTAGCTACTGGCATTGTGCCACCAGGAACAATGTCGGCGTACACATTCTGTCCGCTCGGCCCTTGACCGTAGTTCAATTGCCCCAAGCCTCGCGAACCCCCTGGCTCTCCAAGTGTTTGCCTTTGCGGATTGACGACGCTTTGGTCGGCAGTTCGCATTTCGGCGTAAACGGGGTTGTTAGGATCGAAATAGGCTTGCCCAGCCGACATTTGAGGATTCTGCAAGGAGTATTGTGTATCCCTGTTTCCACCAGTCATCAAAAACATCGAATCTTCTTGGCTGAGTCGATCGAGAGGAACATTCACAACCTTCTGGTTTTCGCTTTTTCTGATCATCGCAATTTGCGATCCGTCTGGGCTGAGTCCAGGGGCAAAGCCAAGGAACTCGCCTTCCGTTGAATACTTGCCATCATTGCTAGTCCATTTCCTCGCACCACCCTGCGGAGCCGCAGTAGGCTGTCCTGTTCGCATACCAGCATTAGCCTCCATTGGATACGCCGGTGCGGCTTGTTGCGATGCTGCCTGCTGCGCCAACACCGGAGGGACATTAAACACTGGTTCGCCACCTGTGTAGCTTCCGGTCGGTTGATACGCTCCCTGACCCGCACCCTGGAAACCACCTTGAGCCATCACCGGAGGAACACCAAAGCCTGCCTCCGTGCTACCACCGGAGTACGAGGCTTGCGGTTGACCTGCAGGCGGAGCACCTTGCTGCGGCGGAACTTGCCCTTGCGGCTGCCTCAACCCCTCCAAGAACTTCTGCTGTGCCAAGTAATCGTTGTGCATTTGAGCGTGAATGTTTTCCGCAGTAGGGGGCGTGCCTGGGCCTGCCTCAACGAGTTTAGCCTGGGCGGCAGCATACGCCTCTTTGTAATTCTTGGGGTCGCTGAAGTAATCAGCCTCCGTCACTGGCTTTGTCTGCAAAACCGAGGGCTGAGCCTGCATCATCGGCTGAACTTTACCAGTGGATCTGGTCATTCGCATGCGAGACTGAATATTACCAAGTGCCTGGGCTCTTTGTGTACCGTCGATGTTTCTGTCTCGCAGGATTTGACGCATCGCACGCTGATCGTCTCGAAGCGACCTAACGGTATCTGGGTCGTAAGCCCCGCTGCGGATCTCCTGATCTAACATCGCGTCATCTTCGCCAATAGACGGTTCAGCATTAAAATTGCGCATGGCTCCAATCTGGCTTATCCTTGCTTGATCGTTGCGCTGATCCAAATCATACTTGCGCTGTTGCATCAGCATTTGACCGCCGTACTTCTTCAGTTCGTTACTGCTCGGGGGCGCTACCGCCGCTGCGTCATACTGGAATCTAATTGGCATTTCGCAAAACTCCTTTTATTTACATTGTCTTTTTAAAGACTTACCACCTAAATCGCAACCCCGTCGCTAAACGGTCTGTCTTTCCTCCAAGACTCCCAATACGGGTGCTCAACTGGAACTTTGTACTGCTGATGCAGCATTTCCCTGCCAATTTGCAGGGATTCCTGTTTCCAGTGAACTGGGTGCGACTTATGGAAGAAAAACGGCTCGCCAATCCAACGTATTTTGGCTTTTATGCTCTCTAAGTGAATCGGAACCCACCAATCCCACATTGTCTGCCCGATCGCAAAATCCAGGTCTGGGAATGATTCTACATCCTCTGGGAACAATAAAAACGCATCAATTCCCCATCTTTCGATGTTTGTTTCAAATATCCCGTGATCGTAATTGTGCCGAAGTCCTATCAGTCTTTCCCTGGATTTTAACGCGTCGAGCAGTATCGACTGCGATCCGTGCATCTCAATGTCTGAATTTATCAGCAAAAACGCTCCGGAAACAATATGCAAAAGATCGTAAATCCTCGTAGTCGGTCGATCGTAAGAACTAGACTGTCGGCAAGGTACAAAATTGACATACGGATAGATCTCCCGCAACTGAGCAATGTCTCTCTCAGAGTTTCCAGCAACAACCCTCAATCCCATATCCACCCAAGACTGCAAACATCGCTCTTGAACCTTGATGTGATGCGGCAGAAGCGACAATGATGTCACGGCAGTAAGTCCGCTTATCGGAGGCTGAGGATTCTTGATCGAAAGGTGGTCAGAAACCCTCTTGACCGTCGAAAGCTTTTGCGTGCTGGCTGAGGCGTGTACTATCCATGCGCCACGAACACCATCCTCAAATGGCGTTATTGGCTGGCTGTGCTTTCCGTACCAATACTGCCAATTGGCTTGGTGCGGTAGCGCGTCAACGCGGAAATTGTTGCGATTGATGTGACCTTCAATCCACACTTGTTCGGCGAAGCGAGACGTTCCTATTTCAACAGTCGGTCGTATCCAAATGTGCTTTGCCTCTCCGCGAGTGATCACCACGCCAGTGTTGAAGGCGGTTTCCAATATCGGGATATCCACGCCAGAGAGCCTGGACACTCTCTTGCGCTCTTCATTGATGATCGACGGGGATCTCAAAACACCGTAATCGTCATGGATCACAACCTCGCCTTTGAACATGCTGAACAAGTCTGGGCAGTTATCAGTGATGATGCAGTCGGCATCCACAAACATCACTTCGTCGTACTGCTTGGCAAACTCGTAAACCCTAAACTTCTCCATCGGCCCCCAAGTCTCAGTATCGTTGTCCAGGTCGATCAGATCGGCGTTTACCCTGTCAGCGTAAGCCTGCATGTGCGATCTGGTGGTAGCAAGTATCTGCGAAAACTCCACGCCGTTTGCCACGGTGATGACAGCTCGGGTCTTTCCGGTGCTAGGTCTTCGATTGCGCCAAAGCATGTAGGCTCGATCCAGCGATACGGTAGGCTTGTCAAGCGTTAGGTTCACCTCGTTGTGAAACTCGACTGTAAACTCAAACCACTCCTCTGGTGATCCGTAGCGAGGCGGAATCTTCTTGAGTATCGCATCAACTTTCTTCTTGCACTCGCACCCGTTGGGCATGTACTTTTTGAAATCTTCGAATAGTTCAGGCGTTCCATGCTCGATCCGATGCAACTTCGACCAAGCCTTTCGACCCTCTATGGCTTTCCTTGTCTGGTAGTCATGCAGACTTTTTTTCGTGTTTCGCTTTACGGTAATGGTCGTCACCCACCCGTTCTTCCCAAAAACGGCACCGCACGCGCAGACGTAGGGTCGTATGTCATTCGAGCAATACTGATCGCAATGCGGACATTTACAAGTTCCTACAGTCTTTTCCTGAGCAGCAATCATCAGAACTCACCGTGATGTAGTATTCGCAAGACCCTGTTCCAAAATAGACATTGCGACAAAAACAAGCCAAATCGCTATCTGCGATCCAATACGGCCCAAACAAAAAGCAAGCTTCTCCGGTTTCGCTCGAGCAGTTGTAATCTGTTGCGTACCGAGTGCTTGGCCCCTCTCCACTTTCCGTGCAACCGCCAGTGTTTGCCAAAACGTACTTTTCGTTGCCTTCCCCGATAGAACAAGTAAAGCTAACGACAAAGAAGCCGCAGCATTTTGTGCCTTCGTGCTTCCACGTATCATCCACTCGATCATACTCGATCTCGAAGCAACATGGTTCCAAGTTTTCAAGCCTAGCGCATCCAGTTGGATCTGTCCAAATGCAAACATTGAGCACGGGAGGTAGTTCTATTCCGTCATTTGTTCCATAGGTCGTGTTGTCATCACAAAGGCACAGTCCACACCGAGGACAATTCAAGTCTCTGGTTTTAGGTGGATTACTATTATAGTGTCGATAGAACTCAAAGTCGTCCGCAAGCATATCCTCTTCGCTCATGCCAAAACCGCTATACCAGCCGTTTTCAAACAACCCTTGAGACTTCATCGAGATGGATCCAAGTATCGAGTCCTCAACACCAGCACAGAAACTATCCTCGTCGATCGCTGCGTAGAACCTCCTAGACGTTCCTGTCTCCGAAAATATCTGCAACTCCTTTAGTATCGTTTCGTTCCCGCCGCTTCCGATACCAAGCCTTATCCAACTTCGATCAATTGGGTCGGGAGATCCGCCAAAAACACCACCGAGCCTCTCATACTCTGCGAAATAGTAGGATGTCGGCTCGCACACAACAGGATCGCCAGAGTCGGTCTTTACGACATTCAAGTAGAGTCGCCACTTCTGACCGCTGGAATACTCAGAGTATGCTCTTGGTTCTTCCTCTTGCGTAACGATCGACACGTACATCGACCCAACTTCATCTGGGTGCTTCACGCTACAGACAGCTATCGCGTCTGGCACCTCGCAGCGAGCTCTCCAAGTCGGCACATCAACCGTGTAGTAGTCGCCTGGGTTGTCGCACCAGCCTTTACCAGAAAAAGGGGCTGACACTCGCTTCCCTAGAGGAGTTCCCGGCTCGTCTCTCGTGAAATCATCCGAGAATATCAGGCATTCAACGCAACAGCATCTTCGTGACACCTAGTACCTCGACAGCCTATTCTTTGCACTCACAATCATCCTCCCCTTCTGGTTCGCACTCGCACGGAAGAATTTCATCCGGATCACACTTGGCATCAATTATCCAATACTTACCCTCTTGGAACAAAACCAAACCTTTCGTCCCAGCCACCATTTCATCCGATGCGCCAGTCGGGTCGTATATGTCTGCTAGGTGCGGCCACTTGCCTGTCATTTGACGCACGCAAGCCGAGCACTTCCCTTCTCCAGTGTCAAAATCTTCCTGCGATTGGAATTGGAACAGCTTAGTTTCTGTATGGACTAGCATCCAGTTGATCACTTTTCCATTGTGATCCATTAGTATCGATATCTCGTCCTCAAGGCATTTCGGATGACCACCATAAGGGGATGCGTCAACGACACCTGAGTTTTGCCCTACTCTCCATTTAACCTCAATCGGAGACGGGGGGACATAATGCACATCAACATCTGCAATTCCCTGCGTTGGCAAAAACGCTGGAAACACTTCCCCAATGCGATATCGCTTCGCACCACCCTCGGTGACTCTGCATCCAAACGGCTTTGCTACTGAAATTCCAGGCTTCTCGGAATTGTTTTCTGCGTAATCAATGAATTTGAGTATTCTCGGGTCGAATCCCCGACATACGACATGATTCTCGTATTTGTCCTCGCATGCAATCTGAACCATTGCGCAATAAGGCCACTCTCCGTGCAACTGCAAGTCGTCATGATCACCACGCATCGCATTGAACGGCGAGGGGATCTGAAAACCTGGAGTTGGACGGCGCTTCTTACGAAACATCTTAGTTCGGCGTTAGCCAGCCTCCACCACTGTCGCCAAGACCGGCAATCATCTTCGCCATGTCGTTCCACTGAGGCCCGATATCTTCGCGTCGTTCGACAAACGCATAGACAGCCATAAGCAACTTGTTTCGCTCGTCGAGTTGGTATGTCATAAGCCGCATGTTTTCGGCAGCCACCGACTTCCACCCTTCAAGACGCTGAACCTTGGTGTTGACCATCTCGGCAATCGCTCTGTGCTTGTGCTCCGCAAGAGCGTTGGCGTTTTGCATGAGAAGGACAGCGTATCGCTCCTTGCCACTCATTAAGGCGGTCAGAGCGTTCTGAATCTGCCCGAGTAGCGTGTGTTTCTCAGCCATTTCAGTCTTTGTGATATCCTGGGAAGCAACATACTGACGCTGGGTGCTTTCCAGGAATTGCGCTTCGATCTGCTGAATCCTTTCGTAACGCCTGTTGGCTTCCTCGGTGTCCCACTTGGCAAAAACGTCTCGAAGCTGATAAATGCGATCTATTGAGTCGATCGTTCTTTGTCTAACATCCTGCAACTTGCCGTAGAGATTAGAACTGACCTCAATCCCGTATTTGTTGTTTGCGTCTTTGGAGGCGAAAACAGCCTGCCTTCCCGCCAAGATCCTGTTGGTCGCATCGGTTCGAAGCGAGTAGATGTTATTGACGAATGTTGCTTGATAGCGTAGCACTTCCTGGCGAACAGCGTGTAGCCTGTCCACGCCATCAAGTTTCCTTGCTCGCATGGCAACCTGCTGCTCGTAAAGGCGGTGCTGGTTGTCAAGCTTCTCGCGATTCAATCGGTCGTTGAGAATCTGAATCTGCTCATCTTTATCCCTCTGGTTCCTTGCTGTGACATCGATGGGCATTGTCGCCATTGACAAACCCCTACTTACAAGCATCTGCAATTGAGACGAAAGGCTCGACGCAAACTGCTCGTTTATTCTTGCTAAGTCGGTCTGCCCGAGATTGGTCAAGAAGCCTTTTGCTAGTTGAGCGTGAGTGGCGTAATCGGTTTCTAGCAGACTAAGGATTGCGTTGTAATCACCAGCATACTGAGACAGCGTGCTACCGAAACCGTCGTTTGCTTGCTCAAGATCCAATGCAACTTTTTGGTAATCGTCCTCAAGTTGCACAAGTATCGCTTCAACCTGATCCACATAGACATCAACATCCGACGAAACCTTAGCCAACTGCGCATCGATGCTTGCTGCATGCGCCGTGTAATTGCCGGAAAGTATCGCAAACGCTTGATCGTATTCTGCTATGTGGTTATCCAGGGTGCTGTCGAGAGAAGAAATCTTCGAAAGCACATCACCCAGGTAAGCCGCGAAGTTTTGATCCAACTCAGCAAGCCTGCTGTTGTAGTTGTTGACATAAGTCGCAAGGTTTGTGCTTTGCTCAGCGAAAAGAGCTTCGATATCCGCAGCGTTGTCGCTGGCATTAGTTTCCAGGTCGCCAAGCCTCGTAAGCATTTCATCAAGGGCAATCTTGGCGTTGTTTGCATCAATGACAACCTGAGCCTGATTGTCTGTAATCATTGTCTCGATCGCTGTCATGTATTCGTCGAGATCTGTCAGAAACACTCCAGACTGTGCATTCTGCTCGTCGATTTGTGCATCAAACTGCTGATGGGAGCTATCCACCATGTTTGTCATGCTTGCCAAAACATCGTTGTAACGTATCTGGTTTGCTGTCCTGGCGTTATTCGCTTCGAGCGTGAATGAATTGCACAAGCTCAGCAAAACACCAGATGGAGTAAGACCCTCCTTTTTAACTGAGAAATAGTTAGTCGGAGGGACAGTGGTGTTGTCCTGACGGATATTGGTAATCTCGAAACCCTGGGCAACAAGCCAACCCATGACGTTTTCTGGAACGTCGCTGATTGTTTGAGTAGCAAACCATTGCGCAATCGAGACGAAGGGGTTTACGACTCTCGGCACAACGAGAGGCAGAGTTTGATTTGGGTTAATCTCTGGTACTTTGTTAACGTCGTTTTCTGTCGACACGATTAAACCCTTTCATTAAGCAGTAGTAGCTCGAGCTGTCATGTCAAAAACCGTCCATGTGTCTGCCGCCGAGCAAAAGCAACGAACACCCTTGCTTGCAGGAATAACCACCGCAGCATTTGTAGACAGCCCATTGATCGCTCCGTTTAGTGCTGGATATAGCTTTGCAGCGATCGCACTGTTGTTGATCACCTCCATGATGTCTCCAGCAGCACCAGTTGGCAGCTTCACACCCTTAGCCGCACTATCCGATGTTATAAACGTCGTGTTGGTCGCCGACAAAGCCGCAGCGTCCAGGTGCGTACTTCCAGTTGCAGCCGTAGAGACCGCCGTAACGCTAGCGTATGGAGCCCACGTACCGTCACCTCGCATGAACTGCCTTGTGTTATTGCTCAACTTCGGCATCAATCCATGATAGGTCGATGTTGCGTTCAAGTCGGTGTTGTCATCCGGTGTTGCAAAATCATCAAGCTTGATAGCCTTAGCGTCAGCTAGGAATCGCGTGTCCCACAAATCTCCTACCGTAAGCTTTAGCGGAGCAACTCCATTGATCAGATACAAGACATCTGTGTCTGCCGCTGAAACCGCACCAGTAAGACCATTGACGTATATTAAAAACTCCGACCAAAAGTGCGATCGAAGATTTGCGAGCGTCACCTTTGTGTTTGTCGCCCCTTCGTCAACGAGGAACAGATCGCTGTCGGAGAGAGACGCGCTGCTCAAACTACCCACATCAATGCTGCTCGTAACAATGCCAGCCACATAGGTCGCCAATGCCCCGACATCCAACTTGTAGCTTGTCGTCGATCTGCGCATCCAAAGGTCGTCGCCAGCTTGAACCGCTGGACTTGCATCCAGCTTGTCCCACATCTCCGTTTCGACATAAGCGGCGATGTTTGCGCCGGTAATCTTCTTTGGTGTAGTCCCTTCGATCACGTAAAACGTGTCAGCGTCCTCGAGCGTTGTGAGTGCCGTCAAACCAGAGACGTAAGTTTGGTAGTCCGTCCAAAGCTTCGTTTCGAGCTCTGCCAATGTCGCTTTCTTAGGTGTCGTGCTATCCCCAACCAGGAAAAGCGATCCAGATGCAAGAGAAGCAGAGGAAAGACCTGTGAGATCCAAAACGCCAGCCTGAACACCCGCGCTGACAAACGTCTTGAGTTGATCCACTGTGACACTGTAGGTAACTCCGCCGCGACCAATGATCACCTTGTCGCCAGTAGCGACTGGATTCCCGCTTGTAGCCGACCACCCAGAAGCCAGGACATAAGTCGAAAGTAGACCAACGTCCAATTTAAGCTGGGTTCCCGATCGGAATATCAAGAAACTGTCGCCAGCAACCGCCGCCACGGCACTGGCTGCACTGTTTTGCGTTCCGACCACATACGAGGCGATATTCGCACCCGTAGCTGTCCTGCCAGTACCGCTTCGCTCGAGCAAGAACACATCAGTAGCGTTTGCTGCCGCCCCCAGCGCCGAGTAGGTATCCCAGGCGCCAGATACAACATCAGCACCAACCTTGCCTTGCACGTAGGTGGCAATCGTCGAGGCAGTAACCTTGCTCGCTACACCACTGTCGCTCGCATAGAAGGTGTCACCGTCTGCGAGGGTTGCGATGGCCGGCAAGCTAGCCGTGTAAGCCAGGAATTGAGAGTGGACGCGAGCTGCGATCGCTGAAAATGTAGTCTTTTTCGCTGTCGTCGACTGAGCCACGACATACTGATCCGAATCAGCCAACGTAGCCGTAGCAAGACCAGCGATCTCAGCCCCAAGAGCCGTTACCGATGAATCAAGAAACGCCTTGACGTTATCGATGTCGATTTGCTTGAGGATCCCGCCATCGTTGAATACGATTTTGTCGCCCGAGACGATAGTTGTACTTGTGTCGATCGCTTCGAGCTTATCAACCACCCAATTGAAGAAATTCTGCGCTGTAAGGATCTTTTCCACATCCGACTGAAAGGCGACTATCTCATCGGTGTCGGCGAGGGTTGTGATCACCGATGCTTGGTGAAGCTGATCGACCGCAAAAGCAGCAAGCAAAGCCGCAGTGGCATGACGCGACGAGGTTCCGTCGAGCAACGGGATCTTTTCTGGGCCTGTGAGCGTATCGACCGCAAGACCAGCCACCCAATCTGCAAAACTTACATCAGGCATGTCTATCTCCACGCCCCAGAGGGCTCTACCACTGCGTTTGCACCTTCCCACGCCCAATTCCCACTTGGAGCAGACAAAAGAAGGATCATGTATTTTCCCCTGGCTCTTGGGTAGCTACGGTGATTTACTCCCGCAGTCCAAGTTCCGCTACTGTGGACAGCCGCAGGCGTAGTCCCTGCAATCAATGCCTCAATAGCCGCCTTGGCGTTGATGCTGACCTGCTCAGCCGTGTCAGCAACCATAACTCTCCAAGTCACGTTCACACTACCAGAGGCGGTGATACCGTGCAATTGGATCAGTCTTCCATAGGTGCTTCCGTTTCCCATCAGCACCGGCCCGATCGCGACATAGGATCCTGAGTGCCCAACCTTGAACGGCCAGAACTCCTGCCTTTCCGTGTCAAACATCCAGGACACCGCTGCAGACGGTATGTGAATGTAAACGGCTCTCGATTCGTGATCGTACTCGAGCACCGTATTAACGTTCGTAACGTTCGTCAGATGCTCAGGAATCGCATCCTCGGACAACGCCTGCAAGCCGTCGCCAGAAGCCGACACCGTGTAAAGACCATGCGACGAAAGGAAGTAGTATCGATCGAGATGATCACGGCACCAAGCCTTTGCACCGACCATGCCGACTTCCCGCGAGATGTTTCGAAGCGTTCCGTCTGCAACCGGATCACCCTGGACAACCCATAGTGAACCGCTTGTTGCCGCCAGCAAATAGGCATCTTTGTGTGGAATCAGCGAAACCACATCAGACCCTAGTTCACCAGCTTCGGACAACTGCATGACGAATGGACGCATCAAATCGCTGACATCAGCGCTGAGCGACCAATCGGTATGGTTTGATTGCCGACTAGCGAAAATCGCCCTTCCAGAAGGACGAATGAAGCGATCTCGGTAGATGCACTGCGAAGGATGGCTATTTGGAGCGTTAGCACCTGGAGTCACGTAAACCGTACCACCACTGTGAACAGCCGCAACACCTGTACTAACGACAATCCTGTTGCCGCTTGAGTCGGTTATCTTATTACCAGCGCTATCGGTCAAATACCGATCTTCGGTTGCAGGGACGGTCGAAGCACCAGCCTGAACCCAAGAGCCACCGCGAAGGCGACCTTGGAAATCTTCCGTTCTGCAATTCACGGCCCAAGGACAAAAATACCTCTCCCGCCTGCCTGCGCTTTGGCGAAAAGACAGGCGACGATTAACGCCCGATGGGAAAAGTATCTCTTTGCTTGTAGCCATGTCATCAATTACGCGGCAGCTTCAAGACCCGCTACGGTTCCGTTGCTAGCGATCGTTAGCGCCTTCCACGAGGTAGCAGACTCGCAAAACAGAACGACCATCTGGTTTGCCGCGACTGCTGACTCAGCGTTAGCACCAGAACCACCGTTGATCGCGATCGTTGCCGGATCCGTCGTTCGCAACTCACCGCCAGTGGCAGCGCCAGCGACAATGACAATCCTACCGGGAACCGGAGCAGGCAAAATGAGAATGTTATTCGCGTTACCCCAAGTCGGGATAACCATCTGAATGAAAGCCTCATCCGACATCTTGGTTCCGGTGGCAGAAGCGACCAAAGGCACTCTACCTGGGCCTCCAGGCATAAACGCCATGAGCAATTCGTGTAAATCGTTATGAGCCGACATGATTTTCCCCTTGGAAAAAAACTAATCCTTCAACGTAACCCCAACAACGCCAGCGGCATTGCCTGTGATCTTCAAGAACCTTGCACCAGCCAACGCTTCTGGGATCGGATACGATCGACCAGCCGCAACCGTTGTGGTGATAGCAGAGTTAGACTCGGTGTAAGCTGCAAGGTAAGTTCCAGTTGCGCTGATGCTGGAATACCAAGTAAGTGTCGTCAGCGAGGATCCGGAGGGTATGTGAACCATACCTCTTTCAAAGTCGCCGTAGATGATCTCATCGCTTGCGGAAAGAGTGGTGCCAATGTCCAGATTTTCGATTGAATTGCTGTACCGTGCGGTTGTCACTGCGGATCTCCTTCGATTGTCAGTCTGCCTATGCGTTGCTCGCGACTGCGGTAATTGTAATCGAAAACGCTGAATTTGCTATAAGTTCCACGAGGCATATCTTGACCCAAACTCGTAGGGCTCGACCTGTCCTGATCATTCCTGATCGCCAGAGCAATCATTTCCAAGTATCTTTTCTCGTGGACATGCTCTCTTTCCTCGTAATTGTGCTCTGCGGCAGCCAAGCAAGCCTCCAGGAACACTTGGCTGAGCATTTCCCCCCCAATTGGGTACGGATTTGCATCGCTCAGGTCTACGGGACGCAAAATCATTGGAACTCGGAGCACGTAAGCCGCATCCGGAGCCGGATAAAACGCCAGCGATTTGCGACTCCCGACGTTTGGGTCGAATCTGTCGGTTCTGACCGAGTAATAAGCGGGACGACCAAACTCAGGGTTTGTTGTCTCAAGCTTCCTGATTGTCGCGTCATGCCGATTGCAAACAGACGGAAACCACTGGTCTGGCCCTGGGTAGTACGTCAACTCGCTGTCATTGGCGACCGAATCAAACGCAACATCCATCGGGATATCGGTTCTGGCGATCTGGTACGCCGATGCACTCGATACCGTAACGGTCGTGTCATCCAGAGATATTTGAGAGTTACTCAGCCGACTTGCTACCGAGTAATACTTGTTGTTTATCCTAAGAATGCTATTAGCCGCCCATGAAGGGAAAGTCCCGCCGACGAGCGTTACCACGCCCGAGGCGATCGTTACCGTCCCAGTTGCATACGGGGCAGTGGTCGTGACATCGACCAGAGGCTTGAAAAACGACCAATCATGCGCTGCGTAAACACGACGAAGACCGTCAGTGATGCAATAGCCGATCCTGGTAAGCTGCTCCTGAGTGAAGGATGCACCTGCCTCTGCGCCGAAAAGATAGTGCCCGACCCTGTTTACCAAGATCGAATAGTTAATCGGGCCGCCACCTGTCGCGCTCGTTCTAGCTGGGAAGTCCAACTCAAAGTGATAAGTTGCGCCGTCGTAAACAAACTCGACATACGCCGTGTAAGCGACATTCACCGCATCAGTAAACTCATACTGGTAGGTTCCAGTAGACACTAGAGTCATTGCTGTCCCGTCAGCAACAACAACAGCGTTGGTGTCGTTTCGCTTAACACCATACGTCCCGGTTGGATCGGAAAGCAACGCTGACGTTACGTTAGTTGGAACGCCGTCAACCTTAAAAACTTTTCTTATGACGCGAGACATAATTACTCCAGCGTTATGCTTCTATCTTCAACCGTGATATTAGTGACACCCCCAGCACCACCACCGCCAACTCCACCAACGTCACGGATCGCTTCGAGCGAATCGGTCGTCTCGTTGTAACTTGCCCCCGCTGGGGTCAAGTTGATTTCGCCTCGGGTGGTCGCATCGGCAGTCTTGCCTGCCAATACTCCTAGCCATTTGGCTAGCGATGTAATCCCTGCAAACAGGGTTTCGGGGATTCGATTAACTAAGGCTGTCACGTTGGTCGCCACGGCGGCCAACGCTGTGCTAGTAGCCAAGCCCGACTGAATTTCACTCACTGTGAAGGTCAGGTTCGGAATCATCATATATGCCGATGTCGCGTCTGGCACAGTCGCCCATTGACCTGTCGCCGATCTTGTTCGGATCGTTGCAACTTTTGTTGAGCCGACATAATCCTCGACAAGCCCAACTTGATCCTGACCGGTTCCGCTGCGGATAAACACTAGCTGCCCGTTGTAAGCATCGTCACTTGCTGATGCACTTGCGTTAAGCGTTATCATGGTCGTCAACCCACCTTGTGCTAACCCTTCATTCACCGAGTTCCGGCCTGCATCTGCAAGAATAACAAATTCGCTGGTATTGTCGGGATTGATTCGCCAGTCTCGATCGACTGTCGCAACCTTGGTCGAGCCGTTGTATTGCAAAATGAGCCGAGCCTGCCCTGCACCTGTTCCAGTCTCGATAAATATCAATCCAGGATCGTACTCGCCATTAGTCGCACTTGCGCCCGCATCAAGCTGGATTTGATTATTGCCCGTCCCTGGCCCCTGTGCTGCCCCGGCCCGAACAATGACATTAGCAAGCTGTCGCACTCGTCGCCCGGCTGAGGATGCAATGTTGTGAGTCGCGCCGGTCAGCACTTCATCCCATACAATATTCGCTATCGGAGCCCCTGCTTCGTTGGCCGTCAATGCACCAGCGTCCAACTCGTCGACCAGCGTGACCCGCGAAATGCTACCGCTGTTATCAATCACAAGTAGATTGAAGTTAGCCGGAAATGCCACAATCAAATCGGTTTTAGCCTTAATTGCCGCCACTTCGGTATCTACAAAATCATCGATCGCGTCAACGCTGGTTTGCGTCGCTCGGCTTCCGATTGTCTGATCGATCCTCGACAACCCAAACGCCGTCGCATCCTGGTAATCGACCGCATCAAGCTCGATCTCGATGTCAACTGGGTGCATGTTTGCAGCACCCCTCAGGCATACCTCGACCATCCGAGCACCCGCCGCGATAGCTGCGTCAGGTATATCAATCTCGTACCGTCCCACCCTAGATCCACTGGCGACGATACCCCCTGAGACGTAACTCCCAAGCGTCTTTGAAACCAGGCCAGTACCGACGCCAAGCTGCGTCCAGGACGACTGGCCCTGTCTTCGATATTCAAGAATAAGACCGCTTGTCGTATGCGTCAATCCGCTCAAGCCACCACCCGTGGTTGATGTGGTATCGTAGACGATAACAGGAAGCGAAAGCGATGTTAAACCAGCCTTGATTTTACGTCTCATTCGCTCATCCCTCCGCTCATTCCTGGCCGGAAAAATATTCCGCCGCCGCCACCAAACGCAGGCCCGTCAAACTCAAACAACTGCA